TGTAAAAAGAAGACCCGCTGTCAAAAAGACAGCAAAAAGCAAGGGGATAACTGTCCCTGAACCAAAACAAGCCAGTAAAGGCTCAGCACGTACTTTATATAAGTACAGTGGTAAAAAAATCGAGTGCAAAACTGCACAGATGATCGCTTTGATCAAAACTGTACAAGAAGCTAAAAAAGATGAGCTTGACTCGTCTAGCTTTACAGCACAGGATTTGGTTAAACTTGCTGTTAAACAAGGTAATTTGATTACTGGTCAAGAACCTATGAGAATCTTTAGGTTTTATACTAAAAGATTGAAAGACGAAGGTTACTTTTCGAAGGTATAATTACTCGTGAGTGTGCGAACACTGTAAATAGTCCCGATATTACACTATTGTTCGTACACTCACCTTTTTAGGAGAAGAAAATGAAAATACAATTTATAAAAGATAACGGCGAAGTTATTGAAACTACGGTCATGGAACTAAGTAGAGCAATTTATAGTTTCGGTTCAGCATTTACTAGCGAAGAGTTTAGTAATGCACTTTACGATTTTATAGAAGAAAAACAACAAGAAGATGAGAATTCTTTACACGCTAGATTGCGTAATGTACAACACGATGATACCAGATAGTTTTTATGTCTTGGTCTTTGCGTGGTGTCTAATAGTGCTTTACTTTGCAAATATTGGCGTTTAATATATATAGTATAACTAAACAAGAAAGGAGAAAGTTATGAGTAAAAAAGACGATAAACCATTGTCACCAGAGGAGCGTAGACGCATTAGTAGTCAATACACTATTGCCCCTGCGTATAATAAAGGAGCGTATCAGGTTATCCCTAGAGACGACATCAAACATATAGGGAGGTAGTTATGCCTAATCATTGTTATAACAAAATATCAATTTATGGTGACGAAGCGAGTAAAATCGCTTCGGAGCTAAAATCAGAAGATACAGTTTTTGATTTTAGTAAAGTGCTTCCTGAACCTAACTACGAAGAAGTCGAAGTAAAATCAACCTTTCCGAAAGAAGATGAAAAAGACGATTTTCGTATGCCTAAATGGTGGGATTGGCGTGTACAAAATTGGGGTACTAAATGGAATAGTTACGACGATTCTGTTGAAATAGTAGACGATGAAACTGTTGAATATACTTTCAACACAGCTTGGAGTCCGCCTGAACCTGTTATCGAAAAACTTAGGGAACAATATCCTGACGTCAGTATTACAGCGTTTTATGACGAGCCAGGAATGGAAATTGCGGGGTATTACTAATGTTGATATTTAAAGATTTAGATGACATAAACGCTGTTTATGGTCTTTTAGCTAAAGTGGCTGACGAAGTAAATGATTACTATTGGCATAACGATAATGAAGTTGACCATGAAAGAGCAAGTGAATTATATAAGTTACGAGATTATTTAGTTCGACATGGTTATATTACTAAAGACTATGATTTAGCTAGACTTACTTATAGTTTTCATGAGTTATATCCTGCTTCGCCAGTTACTCAAGAAAATAACAGGCAGTATCACGAAGTTTTAAATAAACTTGATGATGATGTTAGAAGGCATCTTTTATGGGATATGAGAAATATCGAACAAGACACAGGCGAAAAGCTAGATAAATCTGTTAGGTTTAACATGGCTTTAGAAAAACTTTTACAAGAGGAGGAATAGTTATGGGTTTAGATTGTTATATAGTTCACAGCAATGATCGTGAAAAAGCATTTACGCAGGAAGATGACGACCGTATAAAAGATATTAATTTATGTGGAGGCATGATGAGTGGTGACGGTACCGACGGTTCGTTTAGAGGTAAAGTTTATGAACCATTAGTTGGTGAACTTATGAACGAACCAGGAATCTGGCATCTCGAAGGCGAAGACGCTCATATTACTAGCCAAGAACTAAAAGAACAAGCCGACGCGTTAGGTCAGTTGATTACGGCTAAGTTAGAAGACGCAGACGAACTTGATGAAGTGCTGGAAGATGATAGTATCATCTACCAACATGAGTGGGGTGGTGAGTATACTTTTAAAGAAGTTTGTGATTTAGAGACTTTGTTTCGCGTAGCTTCAGAGCGTGGTGCAGTAATGACGGTGTGGTGGTAATATGAAAAAGATTAAATATGCAACAATTCCAATACTAGAAAAGCTAGTAGAACAAGCGGAACGTGCCGATAAAAACCAATATCCTGATATGTATAAAATTAACGAAACGATTAGTGAGTTAGAACTAGATCATGAAACGGTTAAGTTTCCGATTGTAATGACTCTTGATCATAACGATATCGAAGTACGAGCCGTATTTAATATTCCAAATGTAGACGAACCTACAGTTATGGATAGGTTTTTATTAGATATGGAGTATCAAGATTATAACGAACTACCTGCTGTAGAGGTTAGCGATGAATTCTAAGAAAGCTAGATTATTACGTAAAGTTTTGAAAAAAGGTGGGGTCGATTGGCGACAAGCTAAACACGTACAACGTGTAAATAAAGATCACCAAGGTAACGAGCAACGTGATCCTACGATATTTTTAGACCCTAAATGTGGTCGTGCAATTTACCGTATGTCAAAACGTATGGCTAAAGTCAGGGGCTTGGTATAGTGCTTTACTTTGCTAATACTCGTAACTATAATTTAATAGTAACTAATAACAAGAAAGGAGAAAGTTATGAATGAAAAAATGATGATCGAGTTACTTGATAAACTTACGGAAACTTTACGTAAAGTTGTCGAAACTCAAAAGTCACAAGAGGAAGTCAATAAACAACTTGTTGACGAAATACTAACCTTGAAAAACCGCATACTTATGCTAGAAATGGAAAAGCAGACGGTTGACCATGTAAAGACACTACTAAGTAAAGAGGAGGTTGATGATGTTGACCACAAGTGATATTAAAAACCAATCGTTGAAGTACGTTACCGAGCATTTACAATACGATAACTTTACTGATCAACAGATAATAGATGCTCACGAGTGGGTTGCTGAAGTACTACTAGACTTTGAAAAAGTTTATGGACCTTCAGATAAACTCTGTAAGAGCGACGTTTTGAGGTTTCTAGAACAGTATTTAGAAAGTAATTATTCGCACGTGGCAGAAGGTCCAGCAGAAGATTACAGTCCTGAATACGTAAAACAACATACAGGAGTTAGTTATGACAGATAGAGAATTACCAGTAGGTTTAAAAATAATGGACGCTGAGCCGAAAGAAGTTACAAATCCTTTTTCAGGCGAGAGCGTAGTATTACAACCTGACGCTATTGCAGTCTATGATTTTATCAAAGGTGCAGAAGTATTAGGTCATGGTGACGATTTACGTGAAGGTATCGATTGGTTTATGCAACACGAACCTGAAGCGTATATGACGTTATTAGATTAATTATGGATATAAAAAAATTAACTCAAGAATACAGTTACTCATGGTCCGATGACCGTAGCCCATACGAAATCTTTTTTGATAATATGTACAAAGCGTATCTACTCGAAAAGGAAGCGTATAGTGAGCAAGATGTCTTGAGTAAAACAGATTATTTCGAAGCTAACCAAGACTTTTTATTACAAAAGTTTAAGGAGCAGAACAATTCGTAATTGGGGGATGTGCCTTTATAAAATCCTGAAGAAGGTGAAGGCTGAATTAGGGATAAGTAGGAACCATACCCGAACCAATTACAAGTCAGCAGGTTTTTTGTATTTTCATTTTTCCTGTCATACCAACTCGGAGTGCGGTTGTCTGACGAAAGCACTCCACTCTATTACTGCTTTACTATGGCAGTATTCGTAAGTAAAATGTACTTAGTAACTATTAATAAGAAAGGAGAAAGTTATGACAGATAGAATCTATGAGTTTTACCTAATCGACCCTACGGGAGACGAAACTAGGAAAACTAATTACAGTGTTAGTAGCCCGAAAGGTAGGCATAAAATCTTTAGAGGTACGGTAGAAGACTTCCAAAAAGTAGAAGAACTCTATGGTGAGCTCTGGGCTAAAGTGATCGATAACCAACTAGGACTACTCGGTGATGATCATGCAGGAGAGCTAACGGATGACCCGATATTACAAAACTGGGAAGGTGCCTTTATTATTGCCGTCGACTTTATTACTAAAGTAGAGTTTTATTACTTAGGTGACGGTAACTTAGAACCTATGCCATTAGGTGGTTATAAAGGTCAGGCTGGTGGCGAGTTATAGAGCTTCGCTTGGCGTTTCGCGTACTGCTTTAAAGTGGCTTTGCTCCCCTTTATAATATATATAGGCTTTAGGAATTACCCTAGAGCTGTTAGAAAGAGAGAAAGATATGATAAATAAAACGACACCTTGGAAATATGTGGATAGAAGTAAACTTAAATCCTCATGGAAAATGTTAGAAGGGTATGAGAAAGTTCTAGATGGATTTGATGCTAAAGAGTCATGGATTCAGATAGACGATACCGAAAAAGAGTTATATAACTTACCAAAGTTATATATAGCGAGTAAATCTACGGATACTTCAGATTTTATAATGATCGATTTTGATCTTATAAATGAAGATGGTGAGTCGGACTTAGGAGAGTCAGGCGAACCTAACATTATTTTATATAGAAAGGAGAAATAAACTAAAGACTTCTCTCAGCCCCCGATTGTTTACGACAGTCGGGGGTTTTTTATTATTGATATGCTCTAAAACTGCTTTTAATCGCTTGGTAAATCTTAGTTATAATATAGGGGTAAAAAATTATTTTTACGATTTAACCTAGAAAGGAGAAATAAAATGAAAGTTATAGAAAATATAATGAAAGAAAATATGCTTAGGATTAATAAACTGTTAGAAGCAGCAGGAAATCCTGAGTTTATACAGATAAATAAACATAACGTTTGGTTAGCTGGAAGCAAAATAGAAATCAAAGATGATTGGTATAATGCGACTAATAGTTATATTAACCATAATATAGTAGTAGAGCCGAGATATTATTTTGATTTATACCCGTTATTTAGTGTCGAAAGTTGGGATAGAACTGTTACGTCGAAACCAGTAAATGACTATGAATATATCTACACCGACTGGCAAGAAGATGAGACTATAGGTAGCGGAATGTTAACTTTAACTTCGAAACAGTTTAAAAACTTTGAAGGTGGGAAATTAAACAAAATGTTAATACAGTTTATGGACGATGTGTGGAAAGAAGATCACGATAAGTTTCTAGCCAAAGATGATGATGTGATACATATTATTATTTCAGTGCACGACCAAGATACTACGGCTAGTATTAGAAGTTTTGTATACGATAGTCCTGAAGGAGATCATGTAGACTTCGCGATGCGACAGCTAATGGAAAGAACTGAGCTAGGCGATTTATTGAATTTTAGCTTTTAATAGATAGTCTACTAAATGCCCCTGTACTGCGTTCCGTGGTGCGGGGGTTTTTATTTATTGTATTAGTGTTTTTAAAAATAAAATTTTTTGTTCAAAGAAATGTTAAAAACTACTAATATCTCTAATATAGTAATAGAATCGCTCTGTGATGGTCTATATCATTGAGTTCTTGTCTCTATCAAAAGTAATAGATTTTCTATTAGTTATTAGAAACATATGGTATGATTCACTAGAGGGCATGAGAAAACTATTTTATTTTGATATTTTCTATTATTATTGTAATAACTATATAGAACATGAAACAGCTGACTTACACGCAATTAATCCCTACTGAAGACGGTAAAGCATATGTTGACGACAAGGGTAAGACTTGGCAACCACTCAACTCGAAACAAAAGAAGTTTTGTAAAGAGTATCTGAAAGGTCAAACAGCTACCGAAGCTGCTATCAAAGCAGGGTATACAAAAGACAGGAAGGGTGCAAAGACACAGGGCAGTGTGCTACTCAATCATAACCCAGTTGTACGAAACTACCTGATTGATCTAGAAATCGCCGCCTCAGAGAGGGACGCAGTTTCTCTAGAGAGTCATTTGTCCACGCTCCACGACCTGCGAGAAGAAGCCAAAGATCAAGGACAGATATCTGCAGCCATAACAGCCGAAGTGCATCGAGGCAAAGCTGGTGGACTCTACATCGATAGACGAGAGATACTGACTGCAAAGATTGATTTGATGTCCAAGGACGACATCCTCACTCGACTCGAAGAATTAATAAAGAAACGCTCTACTGAATCCAATGTCATTGAGGGTGACTTCAGGCAAACTGACTGAGTTCAGTCGCTCTATCTACTCTATCACTCTATCGGTCTACTCTATCGCTCTTTCTTTTTACAACACGAACCCTGACCCAAACACAGCCGCCAGGATAGACGGGCGACGGACCGACGGGGCAAGGATTTTTTAGGATTTAGCTTAGTTAAATTAGTTATATTAGTTAATATTTATATATTAATTTAGTCTAACTAATTTAAATATATTAGTTGACTTAGCTATATAAACACGTATTATTACAACATGACAAATAAAAACACAGTTAGCGATTCTGTCAAAATCGCACCAAAAGTTGCCCCTGTTAGCACAAGTACAGGTGGCGTTTCATTAACTCAAAAAGTTTCTTTATTAGTTGACTTAGCTAATTTAGATATGTCTTTTTTACCTAAACAAGTTCAGCTTGTTTTATGTGCCTTAGATGGTACGCCTAATGGTTCAGCTACTATGCAAGATATTAATAAATATTTTGAAACTTCTACTGACCAATTTTTTTGGGGTCGTTCTAATGGTATAGCTTATGAGCAATCACCTGCTAAGATAACTGCTCATTACTTAGCTAAAATGTTAGGTCAAAAAGAATGGTCTAATAAATCAGGAAAATTAGCTGTCATTAAGCTAAGTTAATTAACTAATCTATCAGGGCTAGAATTAAGGAAACTAGCCCTGATTAAAAATTAACCACCTACCCTTACCCTAACCCAAATACTATTTATTATAAGCAAATTAGCTTATATAATTATTTAGTATATACCCCCCTTGACAAAATGTGGGTCCTACCCTCCGCCACGCCTTGGTGTTAGACTTATAATTGCAACTACTTTACAAATAAGTCCCTATGTTAAAAATTTTGCGAAAAAAATTTTTTGCAAAAAATATTTTCTGGACTATACTGTTCCCATGAGTATTATGAGTTTGTTACAAACAGCTATCCCTAGAGCAATGACAGATGATTTTAGTAAAGCTCGTATTGATGAATATGCTCAATCGTTACCTGAAGATCAATTAAATGATTTTTATGAAACAGCAATGTTAGCCCGTAGACAGCGTTCTACTCCTAGTTTTGTTTATGAAGAAAATTATCCTAAAACTTCTGGTGGTTTATTTGCTGATAGTTACGATGCAGATAGTGAATTAACTATAAGTAAAGAAAATCGCGACAGGGAAGCTAACGCTTTTATGGATTTATTAAACAGCGAA